AGACCTCCGTGGCGCAAACCTCGGTGGCGCAGACCTCGGTGGCGCAAACCTCGGTGGCGCAGACCTCCGTGGCGCAAACCTCGGTGGCGCAGACCTCGGTTGCGCAGACCTCCGTGGCGCATACCTCTGTTGCGCATACCTCGGTTGCGCATACCTCGGTTGCGCATACCTCCGTGACGCAGACCTCCGTGGCGCATACCTCGGTTGCGCATACCTCGGTGGAGCAGACCTCCGTGACGCAGACCTCCGTGACGCAGACCTCCGTGGCGCAGACCTCGATGGAGCAGACCTCCGTGACGCAGACCTCCGTGACGCAGACCTCCGTGGCGCAAAAAACATTCCTTTCGTTCCGTTTGCTTGCCCATCTGATGGAGAGTTTGTCGGCTGGAAAAAAGTCGAAAAAAAACTCGTTAAGTTACTCATTCCGTCGGATGCAAGACGTTGTTCTTCAACGTCAAATAAATGTAGATGCGACAAGGCGAAAGTCTTGGAAATTACCGACCTTGACGGAAGCAATCCTATTGTATCGGTTACAAATTATAACGTTATCGAAACACAATATGTAGTCGGCGAAATGGTATATCCAGATTCGTTCGATGAAAATAGATGGGACGAATGTTCGCACGGTATCCATTTCTTTATTAACAAACAAGAAGCAATAAATTACTAATCAAACACATAAAACAATGAAAACTCAAATCACAATCGACACTATCTTCGCAGTATTGTTCTTTGCATTGTTCGTGGTCGCGCTGGTCGGCATCTTCCATGGCGCATGGTGGCACATCGGCACGGCGGCAATAAGTTACACCATCTTTGCAGCGTTACGAAAGGAGACTAAGCAATGCCGCGCCGAAGACTGACACCCGAGGAACGCGCCGTGAGCCTTGAACGCCGCCGCCGTCAACGCCGCGAATACTTCCTTCGCTACTACCGAGAACACCGCGAGGAAAGGATTTCGCAGGTCAAGAACTGGCAGGAACGCCACCGCGAGGCTTACCGCGCTTATCAAAGAGAATACCAACGCCAATACACAAGAAGACATGGAAACGTATAAATATCAACTACGGAGAGGCGGACGGAAGGAAATCTGCCCGAATTGCGGAAAGCGTCGCTTCGTGCCGTATGTCCTAACGGAAGACAACGAGACCATCGTCAACCCCGACTGGGGACGCTGTGACCGCGAAAATTCATGCGGCTACTGGGTCAAGCCCAACGGCAACACAGTTATCCAAGACCCGAAACCGAAGAAGCCCGAAATGCCGATGCGTATGGTCGCAAGGATAGAGCCGACACGCGGAGCGAAGAACAGCCTAAAACCGTATGCCGACTGGCTCGTCGGAGAAATCAAGTCAAACGAAGCCGCAAGGCGTTACCATATCGCAACGGCTTACGATGGCGGCTGCATCTTCTTGCAGATTGACGGCGACGGCGTTGTCCGCGCTGGCAAGATAATCCGTTACAAGGACGGTCACCGCGTCAAGGATGGCTTGCCCGTTCGATGGCTGCATAAAGACAAGCGTTACAATTGTCTTTTCATGGGCGACACCTTGAAGCAATGCTTCTTCGGGGAGCATCTTTTATGGGAACGACCCGACGCGCCCGTGGCAATCGTGGAAAGCGAAAAGACGGCGTTGTTGATGTCCGCCATTCGACCCGAATACGTTTGGCTGGCGACGGGCGGCAGTTGCGGCTTGCAGAACCCCGAAAAGACGAAAGTCCTTGAAGGGCGCGACGTGACGCTATTCCCTGATAACGGGATGTACCTCAAATGGAGACAAGTCTCCATGCCGAAAGGCTGGGCGGTCAACGAAGAGTGTCTGCCAGCAAACGAACACGTTGCGCCCGGATATGACATCCTCGACCTTTATGAATGGTGGTTGCTTGACTCACAACAACGTAGGAGAGAATATCATGACGAAGTTCGCTGAATTGTCAAGACTGCCGAAGAACGGCGAGCCGTGCGGGATGGTGAAGGCTTACTACGAACACGTCTTGCAGTTGGGTACACTGGCGACATTCCTTGAAGGCTTCGACTTCGAGAGCCGCGACGAGATACAACGTGCCATCATCGACCTGCATTATACCATCTACGGCGACCCGTTTATGAGCAACAAAAAGAAGCGCGACAACGACCCGATGTTGTCAATGCTCTACATCAAGGCTGAAAAGTTGCTTGTCAACGAAGGACGGCTCGACAAACTGGCGGTCACGCTGTCTGGCGACCTTTGGCATAAGTTCTTCGCGCCGCGCATCAAGCGCGAACGCTTTGAAAGGATGTTCAGCGTGACACCCGATGCCGAACGCTTCAACGCTGTGGCGTTCCGCATCATGCAAATCTACGGCCTTGACTACACCGACATTGAGAAGTTGCGCTTCTTCGTGGAGATGGTCAAGGCGCGTGACAACTTCCCGCCAAGTCTTCGCCGTATGCTCTACATTTGGGGCAAGACCAAGAAGACGGGAAAGACGACTTGCGCCAAGATGCTGGTCGCAACGCTCAACGGCTCGGATGACTGGCAAAACACCGACCCCGACTATACGACGACACTTGCGAACGAGATGCAGATTGGCGGATTCAAGGTGCCGAAGATCGCGAGCTGTTATTGCTGCATGATGGACGAATGCTTCTACGCCGACATGGGCAAGACGTACCACGACTTCAAGCGTTTCTTGACATCGTCGGGCGGGTCGGCTCGTCTGCCTTACGGTCAGGAGTTTCAGTGGACGGGTTTCCCAAATTACGTTGCCACCAGCAACGAGCCGTTGAAGACCTTTATCAAGGACTGGAACGATAGACGTTTCCTCTCGGTGGAGTTCAAGACCCAACCGACCGTCGCAATGGACTTCCCAGCCATCCACGACCTTTGGCGCGACTTCGTGCTGAACAGCACGCCGCGCGAGGGCTTGGGCTGGCAGGAATGGTCGGAGCAGATAGCCTCATACAGCGACGAAGAAGGCGAAAGGCAGACGCTTTCGACGGAATATGCCATCGAAATGCGGAAGCCCGAGTTCTTGAATAAGTTGCTCAATATGGTGGACGGCAAGAGTGCGACCAGCCCAGACAACCAAATCTCGTTGAAGTTCTTCGTCGACCACTTCGCAAGCACGGAAGGCTACGCCGTTAGCGGTCACCGCCGAGAGATTGAGCAAGCCGTGACGGATGTATTCGGGGAACGCTGGAACGGCTACAAGTATTGGCGGCTTGACTTATTGCGTCAGCAAGCCGCGATGATGATGACGCAAGTGAACGATAATGTAAGACCATTTGACAACGGGCAAGAATGCCCATATTAACCAATTAAAACACAACACAATGGAAAATCAAAAGAAATACCGCATCGTCTGCGACATGGAAGGTCGCTTCACGGTGCAAGAGGCTGTCACGCGGGATGACTACCGACAAGAATGGATGACGGTCTACAACTGCGAGAACAAGAACGAGGCTGGGCTGAACGAAGCCCGCCAATGGATTGAAACGGAAGGAGGCGCGGAATGAAACTTCACGAATACCAGCAACGCGCCGTTGACTTCATGATGACACATCCGCGCTGCATCCTATCGGTCGGGATGGGTCTTGGCAAGACAGCCGCCGTGCTGCATTACCTTGACCGACTGCGCCCACATTCGTGCCTCATCGTGGCACCGAAGCGCGTCGCCGAAACGGTATGGCGGCAAGAGGCTGAGAAGTGGAATCTTTGGACGGTAGCCGAAAGCATGGTTATTGTCAAGGGTACGCCAGCGCAACGCACGAAGGCTCTATGCGACAACACGCATCCGTTCAAGGTCATCGGGCGTGACAACCTCGGCGACCTGTTCCCCGACAAAGGTCATCCCGACTGGATGCCGTTCCATTTCGATGTCATCGTGCTGGATGAGTTGACCTCGTTCAAGTCCGTTGACAGCAAGCGCACACGCCGCGTCTTCGCGTTAGCACGGGAGGCTGCACGCTGCGTGGGACTGACTGGTACGTTCCTCGCCAACGGCGCAATCGACATCTTCGGGCAATGCGCCGCCGTCGGTCTTGCCGATGACTTGAAGGAGTTCTATTCGTGGCGGGCGCGTTACTTCAAGGACGTGATGGCGGGCAGCGGTATGGCGTGGCACAAGTGGCGACTGACCGTGCCGCTTGAAGACGTGCTGCACCGCTGGCACTCGGACATCTTCACGCTCGACAGCAAGGACTATCTCGACATCCCGCCCGTGTCGGTGGTGGCGCATCCCGTCGAACTCTACAAGGACGAACGAGAACGGTACGACAACCTCGAAGCCTTCCTTGACTGCAACATCGAAGGCGTGGGCGTGTCGGTCAAAGAGGATGCCAAGTTCATGAAGTTGCAGACGATGTGCGACGGCTTCATCTACACGGGCGACACCTACGAGGAGCAGGGCTTCTACGACCACGTCATCCGCGGGGAACGCTCGGCGAAACTGGAAGCCGTCGCCGACTTCTGCGAGCGGTGTCTTGCGGAGTCGGAACCCGTTTTGCTGTTCTACGCCTTCCGTGCGGAGCGTGACTGGCTGCGTGAGATGCTGTCGGCGCGTGGCGTGGATACGATGGAAGTCCGCGAGAAGGGCGCAATCGACAAGTGGAACGCGGGCGACTTCGACGGCGTGCTGATGGCACACCCCGCAAGCGCGGGTCACGGCTTGAACTTGCAGGCTGGCGGGCGCATATTGGTTTGGTCGACGCTGACATACAATTACGAATACTATGCCCAAGCCAACGCAAGGCTGGCGCGTCAAGGACAACGGAAGGCTGTGCAGATACACATCTTCACGGCTGCGAAGACGGTCGAGGACGGCAAGAAGAAGGCGTTGGCGGCGAAGGATGCGGAGCAGAACAGGTTTATAATGCTGACAAAATAAGAAACGCGATTCCGTGCGCTGTAAGGCGTTTTCGGAGCGAAACGGATAAATTATATTGCCGCGACGAAAAAACGCGGCAGAAACGAAATTCAGTAGCAATAACGAAAAATTTTGAACTATGGCAAAACAGTATTTCACAAAGAAGCCGACGGCGGACGAAATTGTCTTGCTGGCTGAGCAAATGAGAAAACACCAAAAGGCGTTCTTCGCACAGCGGGACGCGATGGATTTGAGGAAATCGAAAGAGCTTGAAGAAATGCTCGACCAAGCGATTGAATTGTACCACGGGAAGCCGCTGCCGACGCCCGATAACCAAATAGAGCTTTTCAAATGAAACTGATACTCAAAAACCCGTTCAAGCCATGAAGCACCCAGAGCAAGCGTTTGAGAAAATGTGCGTCGCAGAGGCACGCCGTCAGGGTTGGACGTGCTGGAAGAACGAACACAACGGACTGAAAGGCATCCCCGACTATTCCATGCTCAACCCCGACGGGCGTTTCATCCTCGTCGAGTTCAAGCGACCCGACGGCAAAGGCAGGGCGTCACCCCTGCAACGGGTGTGGCTGGAACGCTTCCCGAACACGGTCAAGATAGTGGACGACTGGGACACTTTTTTGACGATTTTGGAAAAAAAATAAAAAATTAAAAGTTGAGATTCAACGGATTAGGCGGTGTTTCGCTTATCCGTTGAATTTTTATTATCGGATAAATGGTTTATTTTCAAGGAAAAGACTATATTTTTTTTTTTTTCTATTTTTTCGGGGCAGAAAAAAATATATATAGAGAATAAGGGGAAAACAACCATTTCCCTAATACTTTATTTTTCTAAGAAAAAAAAGAAAAAAAAAAAAATAGATAGTCTTTCCATTGCCGTCTTTCACCGTCTTCGGTTTTGCGGCAACCGAAACCCTTGCAGTAATTTTGCCGCAAAAATCGAACTACGATGAACGATGTAATAGAAAACTTGAAGCCATACCAAAGCGCGGATGAAGCGAGGGAAGGCGGTCGCAAAGGCGGCATCGCCAGCGGTGCAGCCCGCCGCCGCAAGCGTGACATGAGGGAATGGGCTGAAATACTGGGGCATACCTTGATGACGATGAAGACCCCCGACGGCAAAGAGGTCGCCGATGGCGACATGGCTGCGGCTGTGGTCTTGAAGCAATACCAAAAGGCAATCAACAAGGGCGACACCGCCGCCGCCGCTTTCCTTATGCGGCTGCGTGGAGAGGACGTGCAGAAGGTCGAACAAGTGGATGACGAGGTCAAGCGCAACGCCATCCGCGAACAACTAAAACAACTTTATGGCATCGAAGATTGACACATACATTCGAGACCGCTTGAAGGCTGGCAAGACCACCTTTGTCTTTCGTGGCGGTCGTCGTAGCGGCAAGACATTCGGCATCTTGAAGTTCTTGATGCTGTGGTCGGAGGGCTACCCGGGTACGGTCTGCAACATCGCGTCCATGACATCTGAGCAAGGTCGTTTGGGCGCGTATGCCGACGCGAAGACCATCGCCACGCTTGCGCCAGCCGTCTATGGTGACGTCGAGGTGCTGTCGTCGCCGCGTGAGTTTAGGATGGCGAACGGCTCTCGGATGCACTTCAACCAATATTCAAACTCCGAGACGGCAAAGGGTATCGCATGCGACTGGCTGTTTGTCAACGAGGCTAACAATTTCAGCAAGCAGCAATACACCGACCTCAAAGCCAACGCCCGTCTTGGTACGTTCATTGACTACAACCCGAACTGCGAGTTTTGGGATGTTGACTTTTTCGACGATGCCGACATCTGCGACACGACGTGGCAGGATAACCCATATTTGACGCCCGCCCAACTGGAATACTTTGCCGACTTGAAACGCCTTGCCGAAAGCCCGACGGCGACCGAGATAGACCGCCGCAATTATTCGGTGTATTATCTTGGGCGTTACTATCAACTCAACGGCGACATCTTCAGCGAGGACTTCTTCAACTGGTTGGATGCCGTGGACTTCGGCAGCATCGGTCACTTTGCCGTCTTCTGCGACCCGTCCGCCTTGCGTGGTTCGGACTGGTTTGCGTGTTGCCTCACGGCGAGGGATAACGAAGGAAGGGTGTACGTCATTGACACCTATTCGGTCAACACGGGCGACCGGGCTGGTATCGTCCGCAAGTTGCGAGAGTGGTGCAAGACCTATGACGTGGCAAAGGTGTACGTAGAGACCAACGGCATCATCGGCATCGACTTCTACGACTTCGCCGTCAACAGCGAGTTGAATGTTGAAGGCTGGTACAGCCGTGGCGGCAAGTTCGACCGCATCATCGCCAACTACCAAAACTTCCGCGAGCGTATGACGATACTCGACACGCCCGCCAACCGCGAGTACATGAAGCAGACGTATTCGTTTGCCGAACGGATGAAGATAGGCGAACACGACGACAATATCGACGCATTGAATTCATCCTACAATATGCAGACGATGGTGGTTTGAAGATAGACGGCGTTTTCGGGCGTTCTGCCGCGTTTTTTGCGGCAACTGATATAATTACATACCTTTGCACCGAAAACGTCTTAGAATCGAAATTCGACAAAAATAACTAAACACAATGAGCAAAGAGAAACAACCGAAAGACCCTGCCGAGCAGGGCAAGCAAATCAAGACCGCCGCCGACTTGATACAAGACGAACACAACTACCGCAAGCATTCCGACACCAATAAAGCCCGCATCCGCAAATCCATCGACGAGGCGGGACTTGGGCGTTCCGTCGTCATTGATGCCGACGGCGTGCTGGTTGCTGGCAACGGCGTTCAGCAGGTCATCGACAAGGACACGCCCGTCCGCGTGGTGGAGACCGACGGCACGGAATTGGTCGTCGTCAAGCGTACCGACCTGCATACTGGCGACCCGCGCCGCAAGACGTTGGCTTTGGCTGACAACGCCACGTCCGACGATGTGGAATGGGATGCAGAGGCTTTGCTTGAAGATTGGGCTGTTGACGAGTTGCAAGGTTGGGGTGTTATGGATGAGGTGGCGGATTTAGGTCAAGACGGCGTCGACCTTTCCGACCTTGGTATTGATACGGTCGCAAAAAACGGCGAAAGCAAAAGCGGAATGTCTGCGATAACTTTCGTTTTCACTATTGAAGCCGCAACCCTTGTTAACGCTTGGATTGATGCCAACAGCAAAGAAATGCTCGCTGCAAAAATCGTTGAGTTATGCCAAGATGCGGAAGTCAAATAATACTTTGCGACGTCCCGGTAAGGTACGATACCTATAAAGGATGCGGACACGCTTGTTCGTATTGTTTCGTTGGTCGAAAAGTTGATATTTCAAAGATAACAACCGACGAAAGCGTGAAGTCATTAGCGGAATTTATCAAAGGAAAAAGAACACTCGAAACAAGTTGGTTAGATTGGGATATTCCGTTACATTGGGGCGGAATGTCCGACCCGTTTCAACCGCTTGAACGCATCCACAAAAGAAGCCTTGAGTCGTTGAAAGTTTTTGCAGAAACACAATACCCGTTTATTGTTTCCACGAAGTCCGCGCTCATCGGAGAAGAGCCGTATTTGTCTTTGATTAAGAAAAGTAACTGCGTTGTTCAGTTTTCCATCGCGTCGCCACAATATGACAAAATCGAACAAGGAGCGGCAACCTTTGAGCAAAGAATGAGAACAGCCGCCAAGATTGCGCCGTATAAGCGTGTTATATTTCGTATTCAACCTTATATAACGCGGATATTTACGGATGTAATCAAAGAGATAAGACAATTTGCAGAAATAGGCGTTTACGGTGTTGTTGTTGAGGGTATGAAGTTTACAACACCAAAAGCAAACGGTCTTGTTAGGATTGGTAACGACTTTTGTTACCCCGTTTCGACGCTGTTGCCGCAATTCAAGGCAATAAAGGAAACCTGCCACAAATACGGGCTGAAATTCTATTGTGGAGAAAACCGCCTTCGGGCTTTGGGCGACAATCTTTGTTGCTGCGGGGTTGAGGACTTGGGTTGGCGTGTCAATACAGCAAACCTAAACCACCGATTATTTGACCCCGATAGTTTCGGATATACTGAAACTATGAAAAGGAAAGGCACGGCTTATGTTTTCAAGTGTTTGGAACAAACAACGTTTTCTGCGTTTGAAATCGCAGAAAGTTCGTTCAAAGACAAAATGGACGAGTACATTTGCAAGCCTTATGCGTTCAAAGAGGGGTCGCCCGTGATGAATAAAGAACAAAGCGAAAAAGCCCGTTTGTATCTGTGTAAGTGTTTGAAAGAGGCGGGAATTACGGCGGCGGCTGTTGATAAACACCTCGGAACTCATGGGATGGCGGGTCATTATTTCGGCGCGTCGCAATGGGCTTTCCCGACGTTTGAGGCGTACGAAAAAATGCGTCAAATAATGCCGACACTTGGAGAATACGAAGCGGTATTGAAATCCTTTGGAATAAATATGCGCTTTGTGAAAATCTACGGAATAAAAACATCGCTGGGAAGCGAAGACTGAAAATAAGGAAAAAGTTTTTGGCGGTGTGCGAAAGCGTTCCGCCTTTTTTAATGCTATTTTTAAGCCGTTTGAGGCGTTTTCTTTTTCGGGTTGATAAATTACACGTACAAACAAGAAAAACGCCTTAAACGCAAAATTTCAAAAAAATAACTTTGCGGCAACCGAAACGCCTTTATTATCTTTGCAGCCATGAAAATCAACGACCGCATATCGCAATTCAGTGACCGATTCTTCCGCCGTTGGGAGACCGTTAAGACCATCGTCTTCGGTTGGGGCGACATCACCTGCCACCCATTCGGAGACACCATCTTCCGCAACATCGTGGAGTTGCTGACCGACCTCACGAATGACGTGGAATGGGTCAACACCCGTCGCACGGGCAACTTGCGTTTCGCCGAGTTCAAGGTATTCTTTGAGCGTGACGGACAACTCGCCCTTTGGCGCGTCTACAAAAAAGGCTTCGCGGTCATCGGTGTGAAGGATGGCGATAGCCCGCGCTTCCGTCTTTTCGACGATAACGAATGGCGCAAGGAGAGAGCCGCGAACAACACGGAGCGTTATGTCAGCAAGGTGGATGGCTGGAAGTGCTATGTCATGCAGTCGGAGACCTTCCGCGAAGAGGGTAAGTCCGACTACGACCTTTGCCGCCCGTTCGTGACGTTCCTCGACAACGTTTTCAACGCCAGCAACACCAGCACTGAACGCCTCGGCACATTCATCGTCGCCAGCCCCGAGACGCCAAATGGATACCCGACGCCGATCGTGTTGACGAAGGAGCAAAAGAAGGACTTGGAAGAGGAAATCGAAAAAGGCTACGGCGCGTTGAAGAAACAAAGGCAGATGATGATTCTGCCGCGTGGAATGAAGTTCCAAATTGTCGGCATGGATGGCATTGACCGTAAGTTGACCGAGAAAGTCCGCACCTGCGTGCTTGCCATCTGCGACCGCGTGAAAGTCCCTGCCAACCAAGTGGCCATCATCGACGCGAACAGCAGCAAGACCCTTTCCAACGGAACGGAGTTGCGCGAGGGCGACTACAACAAATACCAATCCTTTGAGCGTCTGCTCAACCATACCTTCGTGAGGCTTGCCGAGGAGATGGGCATGGACTTGACATATACGATTTACAACAAACCTTTGAGAAATGGCAAAACAACTGTTTAAACCGAAACGCATTGAGGTAAACGATGCCGCCTTGATTGGTGACTGGGAAGAAGTCAACGCAGTGCCGCTTGCAAAGTACACGCGCCGAGACACCGACACCGCGATGCTTGACGGTATCATCATAAAAGGCTACGAAACCAAGTTCAACGTCACGAACGAGAACGGAGAACGCTATGCACCGAATTGTCTTGACAAGTTCGTGCAGCGTTACTTCGTCGACAACGAGTTGAATATGGTCGTGGACTTGCAGC